CATATGTAGCCGAAAAGAGTTCTTACCATCACGGTGAAGTATCTCTCGCAGACACTATCGTTAAGTTGGCGAATGACTATGTGGGTTCCAATAACATCAATCTTCTTGAACCGTGTGGACAATTTGGAACACGGCTAATGGGGGGTAAGGATGCCTCTCAAACGAGATATATTTTCACCAGATTGACACCGGAAGCTCGAAGCATTTTCGATCCTAGGGATGATGCTATCCTAAACTATCTCGATGACGACGGACGCTCCATCGAACCAGAGTTTTATATGCCTACTATCCCAATGGTCCTTGTAAATGGTACAGAAGGTATCGGAACGGGGTTCAGTTGTTACGTACCATCGTTCAATCCCAAAGATATCCGCGATAACATTATCAGTGTTCTTGATGGAGGTAGTATCAAACGGATGAAACCTTGGTTTAGGGGTTTCAAAGGCCGGGTTTTCTTAGAGGATGATACATGGATTACCCAAGGTGTCTCTCAAGTTATTGGTCGGACCGTGAAAGTGAGTGAGCTACCACCAGGTCGTTGGACGCAAGATTACAAAGAATATCTTGATACATTGGTTGAGAAAAAGATTATTTCGGGGTTTACGAATAACAGTACAACTGAAAGTGTTGATTTTGTTATTCAGGACTACAATGGCAAAGATGTTACAAAAGATCTCAAGCTTCAAAAAACAATTCGCACAACAAATATGCATCTATTCCATCCAACTAAAGGTATACACAAATACACTACACCTGAATCGATCTTGTCTGATTTCATTAGTATTCGTCAAAAGTACTACATCAAGCGTAAAGAGTACCTTATCAAAGCCCTCGAAGCTAAATCTAAGATGTGCGATTACAAGTCAAAGTTTGTAACGATGGTTATCAATGGTGATATCGTAGTGTTTCGACGTAAAAAAAAGGAACTTGAAACTCAATTGGCAGGGTTATTCCCACTCATTAATGGCAATCACGACTATCTCCTAAACATTAAAACAGTTCAATACACCGATGAAAGTGTTAGAGATCTCCTCGCGCAATCTAAACAGGCGAAAACAGAATTGGGTATTATGAAGTCTACGAGCCCAATCAGTATGTGGAAGAATGATATTAAAAATATATAGACAATAGATAAGTATGGGTGAAGCTTCGAGTATTTCACTTAAAGCTATTGGAAAGCAAGATACGTACTTACTTTGCAAAGATCCAGCGGAGTCATTCTTCAACCCGAATACTAAGAGAAGACATTCTGATTTTAGGAAATATCATAGAAGTCGAACTATTCTGAACCCCGGGCAGGTACCCAAATGGCCGTTCGGACAAACCATCAAAGTTGAATATAGACCACAAAGTATGGGTGATTTGCTTAGTAACATGTGGCTGAGTATCACGATGCCAAAGATTACAAATGGTAATTACACCGATCAACTGGGGAGACATATTCTAAAAAGTGTAACGATGTTTGTAGACGATGCAGAGATTGAAAAGATTGAAAGTGATTGGGGTATTATATACGATGAGCTTTATTTAGAAATGTCTGAAAAGGTAGCAAATAGTTTTCTTGTAAATAGAAGTATTGGTTTTGATGATTCGACCATTAAAGACTCTGTATCGCGACTTGATACAGATCTGATTATACCCTTACAATTATTCTTTGCTAGAAAGTTTGCAAGTGATGAATACTCTTCTAATAAGCCAAATAGACCATATTTTCCAGTATGCGCCGTGCATAAACAAAAAATTCAGTTTGTACTCGAGTTCCAAGACCAACCATTCTTTACGGATACTCTAAATACACTTGCACTCCCTGAATTCAAGCTTGTCACGGAAGAGATTACGGTAAGTGCAGAAGAACGGAATTTCCTCAGTTATGAAAAGCAAGTTATTGTGACAGATTTAGTTCGTAAACATCCAACGACTGTAAGTGAAATTGGTAAGAGTATTATCCGAACAAATCTCGTACCAAATATTCCGGTTAAGTGTCTACATTGGTTTTTAAGAAATACCAAGTTTGAAAATGTAAGTGAAAGTGTTGCATTACAACCAAGACAATTAGGTCCTACTATATCTGGAACCAACACCAACGACGATTCTGGGTATTCTGTAGCCATGTCACCCGACGGTACAACTATAGCTATAGGTGAGCCCAGATATGAAGTTCAAGTTGACAATGACCCAGAAGATGGTGAAGTTGATAACCCTAATGAAAATAAGGGTCGTGTAAGGGTTTTCAGATATGTGTCTGGATCTTGGACTCAATTGGGTACAGATCTTATTGGTGCAGGGGTAACCAATTTGTTCGGAACTTCTGTTTCTTTATCTAACACTGGTACAGCTCTCGCTGTGGGTGGACCGGGACATGATAGCAATAAAGGACATGTCCGCGTGTACCAATATAATGCAGGATCTTGGGGGCAGTTAGGTAGTGACATTGATGGTACGGCGGGTATTAAATTTGGAACATCGGTCTCTTTATCGAGCAACGGAACTCATGTTGCTATCGGTGGTCCTTATCATAATACGAATATGGGTCGTGTACAGGTCTGGTCTTATAGTATTGGCTCTGGATGGACTCAATTGGGTGGAAACATGGATGGTGTTGGTGGTGGTGATCTACTTGGTTCGTGTGTATCTCTTTCGGAACCAGTTACCGCTAGCGGCACTGATAGGGTGGTTGCTATTGGTGCACCCGGACATGACGCGAGTAAGGGACATCTTAAAGCATTTGTGTATAATGGATCTGCTTGGGTACAGAGAGGGGCTGACATTGATGGTATAAACTCGGGTGATGAATTTGGAACTTCTGTAGATATTTCCAAAGATAGTCTCTATCTGATCGGTGGTGCCCCAAAAAATGATGGTGGTGGTACAGACTCCGGACAAGCTAGTGTCTTCTATTATTCATCAGCTGCGAGTGCATGGGGTCAAATTGGACCGGATATCAACGGATTAGTAGCTGGTGAAAAAGCTGGTACGTCCGTAGCTATAACAAGTAATGTAAAGGTGGGTCAACAACCTCACACTGGAACTAGGGTAGCTGTTGGTACACCATTATCCAACCGTACAAGAGCTTATAACTACATAAATGTATCTAATACACCCGCATGGGATAGATTACATCGTGAAATGGGTGGAAATGGGAGTGGTGGTTCTATGTCTATGTCAAATGATGGTTTGAAAATGGTAGTGGGTTCACCAACATTTAACAACAATGTGGGACAGACCCAAGTTTTCGATCTCCCTACAAATGATGAAGAGTTGTATTTATGTCAAAATCGTTTCAACTTTTCTTCGAACGTAAGTTTTGATGATCAGTTGACATTTTTTCATCCTATTCTAAAAGATGCATGTTTCTTTATTAATGGCACTAAATTACCTAATGTTACAAACACAAATCATAACTATTACAAATATCTAATCCCATCTAGAGTGAGATTAGCGAGGCCAATCAGGAATATTTACACGTATAGTTTCTCGATGAATCCTATAAATGTGGAACCATCGGGGAGCTTGGATTTTGGTGAAATTCAATCTGATAAAACGAATATTGAAGTAAACTTGGATACTACAAAAGTGGACGTGTCTTCGAATACATATTCTTTACACATGTATTATACGGGATATCAGACACTTATATTTGAAGAAGGGCGGGTTGTACCTGCGAGTGCTTACTAAATAATGACTTGCGATGATCACTAATATAATCTATAATTTTATTCTTGATACACCATTTGATGAAATTCAACTGTGCTAGAGTTGTATGAATTTCATGAGATGTACCTGGAACTGTATAAGGAAACTTCTCGGAACGACAAAATGGATCAAATAGTTTTTTACTGTATCCATCTAAACTAGATTTATATGCATAATGTACGGTAAATAGTTTACCGTCATTAGTCTTATAAGATGTGTGATTTTTCTTTGCGTAATTGGTGATGAACCATTCCAAATTTCTCAATGAAATGCCACTCGTCTTATCTAGTATATTCATTAATTTGGACCTATTGTCTTCTTCACTGTAAAAATTATTTATGGATGTTAGTAGAATACTGAATTTACTCATTACCCATTATAGAATTCAAATCTATAAGTTGTTTCGAAGAAAAAGATTTTTCACATCCTTGACATCCAACAACATATGATAACCCTGGCCCGTGATTATGACCGTCATGACTCTCATGAAATCTCTGTTTTATCCGATTTCCCTGTCTTTTATGTTTACCACAATATCCATCGTGGATACCTTTGAAAGTACATCTAGAACCATCTGGTTTTGTACCCCTGCAAACCGCAGTGGGAGACAGGAGTGGGATATCTCTCAATAGTAAGTCCAAGGATATTTGATGTTTTTTAGAAATAATTTCTGCAAACTCTGTCATCATACCATCGACACGAAGTTTGAACTCTTCTTCAAATACTTCAATAATTCTTTCTTGATAACTCATCACTTACTTTGTTCATGCTCGTATTTTTTAAATAGATCTTCAACACTCTCTTCACGCTCTACACGGGCAAACTTAATTCTCTCTTTCAGATCCGCAGATTTACCCTCGCAATCTAGTCCGCGTTTTTTACATTCCTCTATAAGATCCGCCTTTTTCATTGTGCTTAACGCGGGTTCACGTTTTTTTGGTGGTGGTTTACATTGGTTAATGAGATCACCGAAAATTTCCTGTTTAGTATTTTCAAACAGTGGATCTAATAAATCACATACAGGATTCAGAAACTTATTAATGAAGTAATATTTGTAATCAACTGGAATGTTGTTTTCTTCTACATATTTGGGATCCTCTGATTTTTCAAATGCTTTTGCTTTGGAATCGCCAGTATCTGTAAGTATATACGGTACCCTATCACCAGATTGTGGCTCTGACCCAGGTTTACGCATTCTCATTTTGTTAACTACTTGTACGTGAGCTTGGTTGATATTGCAGCTCTCTGGACTTGTTATAGATACAGGTCTTCCGTCAACTTTATAACTATCTGAGAGACCCTGACTCAAAATCAGTTTTTCATTCGGTATATCACCGGAAAGGAGTTCAATTGCTCGCTCCTTGGCTAGTTCTTTTGGTGGACCGGTATCACCAGAAGTTAATACTACGTCTAACAATTCCTTGCAGACTTCTCTCATGTGTGGAGTGTTATCTCGCCTCACGAGTTGGAGACCCTTAACATCTACGTAATCCATATTCATGTTTCCATCCTTCCCCTTTGTCCACAACTTTGCGGCGTATCTCTTTTTCGAATATAAAAAATACGGCCAGTAGACCTTTTCGAGTTCAAGATTGTTCGGTTTTTTGAAAAGAGCACTACATTCTTCCGCTGCCCGTTCCCCAACTTCCCAACTATATTCGATCGCTTCTACACCTTTGCGGTCACCGACGTCAAACTCAACCATGACCGAATCTGTATCACCATACCTTACTTTTGCACCGGGGAAGTTTGCCTCAACATAATTCTTAGTCTCTTCGATCATCCCACGACCCCTAAAAGTTGTAGTAGATGCGATAGGTACACATGGTAAGATACCCTTTCCGGCACCCGTGAAACCGTATACGGAGTTCATAGATATCTTATAGGCTAACTGTTTACCGTTATAAACTTCCTTCATGGACCCGGTTGCTGCAGCCATATCTCGTTTAGCCTTCTTACGAAATTGTTTAAGCTCTAAAAGAATACTAGGCAGTAGACTTGGAACGTCTTGTGCGAATTTATAGGTTTTATCACCAATCTTAAACGTCTCATATGTTACCCCCGGTATGTTTCCATAATCCTTGTCGTTCATAACATACGAAGAATAACACAGATTGTGAGCCATCATGATTGAAGGGTACAGGGCTTCGAAATCAAGGGCTGTGATTGGTGTATAATACGCACCTTTCTGAGCTTCCAGTACAGTCGCACCCTCGTAGTGTTCTTCCGGTAACTGTCCATAACGAATCGTTGGTACCATGAACCCCATTTCTCGTGACTTCTTGGTGAGTTGACTAAACACTTTGATCTGTTGCCCCCGTTCAACCAAGA